TATATAATTGGTCTTTCATGGTAGCGAGAGAGAATAAAGTCGCTTTCTTCCATGTCCCAATATTTATTTTCAAGCGTGTCTACGCTACGAGCTTCTGGTAAAACAACTCTATTATATTCTGAAATCAAACTATTTTGCATAACTTGATCTAGTTGCATTGGAACAGATAGTTTAATTGCAAGGTTTTGAACTACGCATTTAGTTACGCCTGCATCTAATGTGTTTACATCTTCTGGCAAATGCACATAAGATAAATATACTTTATCATAGTCGCAAAGAATATTACGGCCTTCTACTACATATTCTGTGCGATCATCATAGGCTTCGGTTTCATCGTATACATTAATAACGCGAATACAATCACCGGGTAATTGGTACTGATACTTCCATTTAAAAGCAGGTGTGTCAGATAGCCTAGATAGCTCTGCTCGTTTTAAGGCACTATTCCATGGATGACATCTAAGAACTTCTTCTAAAGATTGGTCAAAAAAAATGCCACATAGTTTTGCACTATGGACCACAGACTCGGAATCATTTTGGTTTATATCCAAGGAGGCTATTGTGTCTGCTCCTATTTTGAGCAACGCATGGTTACATATTTCTACCTTAGTCATATTGCCTCCAAAAAGAGATAGAGGACTTACACCAACCGAGAAGGAAGTTGGAAGCCTCTAAACTTAATTACTCGCTGATGAAGTAAAGAACCTCACCTGCAACAGACTTATCTGCCGCAAAAGCGTGAGCAGATTCTGTCATTGTTACAAGGCCAACACCAGTAGTAGAAACACTAGTTAGGGTTGTTCCTGCATTATTAACTGAGCTAGAACTAGTATTGATAGTAATAGCAGAGCCAATTTCTACTCCGTCATACTTGAAGGTAATAGCAGAAGAAGAGTTGCCACCGAAGCCGTCATCAGCCCGGAAAGTACAACCTACAACTACAGCATCAGCAGGAAGCTGAACTAAGTTGATTACATCTCCACCGCTACCAGCAGCAGTTGAAGTGAACGAATACTTAGCTGCTTTGATTCCATCTCCGCCATCGAAGAGGTGATCGTCACCAGCTTTTTCTGTACCAGCTGCAATGGTTGTAGTAGAACCATATACGTTGGTCATCTGTGTTGAATTTAATGTAGCCATCTATAATCTCCTTAACCTGCGTTAGCACCTGATTCTTTAACACCGATCTGAACAACTTTCTTCTCTTCCATACGGACAGCACCTGTACGCATACAAGAATAAGCATAGTAGTTGAAACGCTTGTCATCACGCTGAGAAATCTCAGTTTGAATTGAAGGATTCACAACCTGACGAACAGCAGAACGAGTGTATGCAACACAAGCACGTTTGCCAGCAGTAGTTGAGCTACCAGATGCCGCTACAGGAGCGTCACTAGAGTCCCAGCTAAGGTTAGCAAGATGGTTTGTGCCGTCAGCGTCGTTAGCGTCGTTAACAAATGGAAGCTGGTTAGACTTGATGATTTCAAAACCATAGAAGGTGTTGAGGTCACCGTTAACCAAAGACTTAACATTGTTGTAGTCGATAGAAGCAGCAGTTGTGTTAGTTAACAAATCCTGCAATGCTTTAGGACTTACAGCAAGGAAAGGCTTGTTAAGTGGGTCACTTAGGTCAACGCCTGCTGTTTCCATAATTTCACGAGCTTCTGCAATCTTGTCGATTGTCAGGCCTTCGTTGTTGTGAGCGATCTTGTTAGCCGCAGCTAGATCAGCAGTACTAGAACCAGTTTTGCCAGTCTGTGCTGTTCCGAATAGGCCTTTCAAGAACTCGATGTCATACTTACGCATAAGAGCAGTTACCTGCTGTTGAACGTATTCAGACTCTGGGTTAATGAGCATCTGCACTTTGTCGAACTTGTCGAGCATCAGTCCTACATCGTAAGCTGTTGCAACAACACGACGACGAGCGTGTGTGATGTCGTTTTCAGGTGAGTCAGCGTAGCGGTTAGTTACTTCCTGTGCTGTTACTGATCCCAACTGATCGTAATACTTTTCTTCACCCTCGATTGACTCTTCCAGGTGGGTTCCTTTAAATTTGCCACCTAATGTTTGTGTGAGTAAGTCAAGAGTTGCGCCATACTGCTTTACAAACGCAGTAGATATATTTGTTGAAGCCATAATATTCTCCTTGGTTAATAGGCTCAATTAATTTAATTACACAACTAATCGGCTCTGATTGTCTCACAAGGAGGTCTTGCCTACCATTTTGCGTCTGGGTCGACGGCAACTTAGGTGGGTCTTTCGATTGTCCACCCTCGTTGCGTATAGACTTAACATATATTAATTTATTGTCAAGTCTTTTTTACAAATTTTCACCTAATTTATTCATCAGGTCAATTCGTCTTTGTGCGATGTGAGGAGGAACCTTAACTCCCTTCTTCACATACTCAAGAACTTCCATATCAGTTTCGGCAAGCTGATCTCGTACTCCAGCCATTGTATTGGTTTGATGATGTCCAATTTCTGGGTCATCTTGGAAACGTGCTGCTATGTTACCTAGTGTTACAGCTAATGCCGGGTCTTTAAATAAACCAGACTCTAAAGCAAAGGCTAAGTTCTCTTCTGGTAGTCCATTGGCTTTCAGCATAGCCTCAATGCCGTTCATCATACCATCGTAACCATCGCCCCATTGACCACGAAGCTCTTTGTCCATCTCTTCTTCGGCTTCTTTAAATGCTGCTTCTGATTCTTCTAACTCTTGAGCAACCTGGCCAAGATACCAGTTAACTACTTCTTCAGCTTTCTCAGCACTTGCACCAAGGCCGAACATTTGCTCTTTAAAACCTTCAACGGCTTTTTCAAAGAAGGGAACTGAATCTTCTCCAACCATCTTCGCAAAGTCGTCACCAATCGTAAAGTCGTAAGCGTCAACACTTTCAGGTCTACCCAGTTTAGTATAAAACGAATCCCACTCTTCTTGCGAAGCGTCAGACTTAGGTATATCACCTTTTTTACCAGCGAAACTCTGAAGTTCCTTAATGTATTTTCCAACTTCTGTAGCATCTTTGCCCTCCAGGCTTTTCCAAAACCCAGCACCCTTAACATCATCGTCTTCAATTTGTTCTAGCATTGAATCTACAAATGATGCAGTAGACTGAGTATTGGTTGTTTCCTCCACCGCAGTTTCTTCAACCGGGGTTTCTTCTACTGTTTCTTCCGTTACTTCTTCGTTAGTTACCTCTTCACTCATAGGTGACCTCCTCTATGGGTTTCATGTTTAATTGTTGTTTAATTGAAAGAATAACACCTCGCAACGAGTTCATCTTAGCCTCGATGATTGGGTCATTGTATTCAGTCATGTCCTGCCACTTGCAAGTTTGCACAAGATAGCGCATAACTAAAATTGCATTATTATCTGATATATCAAACAGTTCGATAAAAGCTCGTCTTGTTTCTTCTGATAAATCCTTCTCATCTTCCCACTCAAAATCGTAGGTTACTTTATCAACTATATCCATTAGCCTCCTAATTGTTCTAACATAGCTTCAGCACCACTACCATCTTCGGGTGCTTTTTGCATCTTAACATACGCATCACTTTGTGCCTGCATCTGCTGTGCTTGCATTTGTTGCATAGCCTGTTGCTGACGCATACCTCTCATATCTGCAACCTCTTGTTCAGAAAGTTGTAGATCAACAGGGACCATATTAACCTCCTGTATAAAGCGAGCTGTCTTGTCTGCGTTTACATTATCAAGAATCTCTGGTTTGTACTGTGCAATCTGCATCATCTGCTGCATAGCTGTCATTGTTCCGAACAACTCAATCTGACGAGATGCAATAGATGCCTTACCAACCAGGTCAAACTCAAGGTTTGCACCCTCTAGTTCTGGTATCATAAGTTCTTCAAACATACCCGCACGAAGCATAACTCCAAATGCACGTTCAAGAATTGGAGTAACAAAGTATTTGTTTATGCGATTTACAGCAGGAGTCAAGAACTGCAGCGACAAGTTAAGACGCTCAGATGACTCAAAAGCTGTCATGTTTTGCTTGTTATGCAATGGGTTAAACAATGGAACATCGAAAGCATCCATGATTTGTTGTTCTTTTTTTTCATTCATCGCATCATTAACTCCTACATTTTCTCCTGGCCGTAGTTGTTCTGGCTTAGATAATGGGTTGCCTGCATTCCAATAAATAATAGAACCCTGATCGTTGGAAATACGCCTAACGCTTCCATCGTTGGGAGCCAACCAAGGCGGGTTACTCACACGCTCCGCTCCTCTTATCCTTG